GTACCTGGTGACATTCAGCTTTAGGCGCTACTTCTTTAATTTTAGCCCACATATCTAAAGCCATTTTTCTGCCTTCATTCATTTCGTCCTTTGGCGTATAGACGTTTAATGATCTTGGAAACTTACCATGCGATAGCATATCGTAAAGATCGCCGATCTGGATAACGTACTTAGGTTGAAACTCTTTGATGAATGCAATCGTTTTATCAAGGCTAGGCTTATGCACAAACGGAAAGTGGCAATCTCCAATAATAACCATTCTTTCATAAACTACTTTTTGCTTCTCCTTATGAGAAAACTCTTCAATCTGTTGATCAATCTGTTTTTCAAAAATAGTATTATCAATTTTTCTTTTAGCACTTGCTGGCTGCAATCCAGCAGCGTGACAAAAAGCAACCATGCCGCCAAAAAGATTAGCAATGTGATGTTTAGAAATTACTTTTTGAATTTCGTACCAAGTAGGAGTGCGGCCTAATTCAATTGCCATCTCTTTGAGCAAATTAATCGCTTCGTGCTGGTCTAATTTCATCCCCATAATAAACCCCTTAGGTTTATGGTCTTATAATTCCTGATATAATCAAGTGTTAAACTGGCTAACTACTGACTTGGCGTGTTTCAGCATGGTCTCACCATACTTGGCGAAAAGCTCTGCATACCATTCTTCTACTTGATCGTCGTCTAATTGTAGCTCATGAAATGAAAGCTCATACTGATAAGCATGAACAAGCTCATGAATTACTGTTTCTACGTTTACGCTTGATTTTCTTATGTAGATTCTTCTGTCGTCTAGGATTGCGATTGCGTGACACTCTGGAAACTTTCTCTCGAATGCCTTGTCGCTTCTTACGCAAATTCCCCATTTTTTTGCCAGAATGTCTATTTTGATCATCACTATTAGGATTCTCGACAGTGATGAATAAAGCTACTATATCTTGATCACACCATGCGTCAACACAGCGCTTAGGTTTTTTCATAAACCATTTAATTTTGTCAAAATCCCCACGGGCTAGACAAAGTAAATCACGTTCACAGATATAGTATTTAAAACGCTGCATAACTTTATATTAACTCCCAGAAAGCTAGTCTGAGTGTTATTAAAAGGGTACGTCTTCTTCATTAAGAAAGCTATCTTGTTTTGGAGCGGCGCTCTTTTGAGCGTATTTAGCCTTCTCAGCTTTTACAAACGCTATCCGGTCTTCCAGTGACTCCTCTTTGGCAGCAGGGCTAGAATCGCCTTTTGGGGGCATAATTTTAAAATCTGGTTTTTTATCTCCTGGCTGTTTGTACTTGTTAGCAAACGCAGTGAAGTTATGCTTAACCCCATTAATCTCTACTGAAATACTCAGATAATTGCCGTACTGCCCTGACTTAACCCAGATAGCTCCAATGTCCTTCATGATCACTCCCTTTTAGTCACCAACCACGAAGTAAGTTTGATCTTGAAATCGCTGCTTACCCCGTGTATTGTTGGCTTACTATTTATGTATCTGAGAGCTTAATGCTCAAAACTATACATTGCAAGTACAATAAACCAGGACATCTCAAACAACGGGGTTTGTTGTTAAAGCGCTACGGTACACCAGAGCGCAGTGGTAGGTAAACTCCTAGAAATAGGAATGATAGAGCCACGGTGGTCAAGCGTCTCCAGCTTGAAGTCTGTCATCATGAAGCAACACAAGACATTGCTTCTGTACTCGGATCGTCAACTCATCTCAGGTTCTGAGAAAGTATGATTCCGGTAGGGGACTGTCGTGATTCATTTCACGTTGGTTCCCTGTACCCGAAACGCCAATCTATCTAGGTTCTGATCCTGTATGAGGTAGTGAATGATTTGTAATAGATGCGATAGACACTTACTAGGTAACGAGTATAAAGATCACTGGAAAGAATGCTCTAGAAGAAGAATCGTAGTATCTAATGCTAGAACGATACCGAAAGATAACCTTGCTAAAGCTCAGAGACAGGTAAGACGTAATAGAAAACTCCTTAATCAATACAGGATAGATGAGTTAAATAAGAATAAACAAGTTACTGTAGGAACTAGCTGGGTTTACTCTGATAAGAGATTTAAACGATTAAGATACCCTGTTTTAAAAGCTAATAACTTTAAGTGCTGTGCTTGTAATTCTACAGAAGCAGAACTTCATATAGATCATATTAAACCTGTATCTAAATACCCTGAACTAGCCTTTGATATTAATAACTTACAAGTGCTTTGTAAGGATTGTAATTTAAGTAAGTCTAATAAGTTTGAAGACGATTTAAGATAAATTTAATTTGCTAGTTACTAGAAACATAAGTTACAAGATACTTATCTAGACCAACCGGTTACTGGTTATTGTACCGGCTAATCATAGCTAGTTAGTGTGTAGCTATAGGTTTTTGAGGTTGTACCTACTTAAACAACCACATTAAAAACTATGGCTAAAGATCACGTTCATCCTGAAAAAATAAACCTAGTAAAGAATATGCTTAACGATCCTATCGTGAATGAGCTTTGGTTAAAATATATTCACCTGGGTAATATCAAGGCTAACTACAAAGAACGAGAAAGAGCTTTTCAGGAATACTGCCATTTCAGAGATAAGTTTTTAGGTTTACCCCCATTGAAAATTGAAGGTATTCAGGGTACTAATCGTGACAGATTAAGAACAATCTATTCAGGAGAATAAAAATGCCTTTAGTTAAATCTGCTAGTAAGAAAGCCGTTGGAAAGAATATTAAGACTGAAATGAAATCTGGAAAACCACAGAAACAAGCGGTTGCCATTGCCCTTTCTGTTCAGCGAGCTGCTAAGAAGAAATCAGCTAAAAAGAAATAATGGTATTCATTTACGTTAGTGTTATAGCCGTCGCTGTTAATTCAGTTACGGCTTTTTTCATTCCTAAGAATAGATCTGTTTGCTCAGATTACTATCTTATCGGCAGGACATTTAACGAGTGTCTAACAGATAAGAATCTGTCAGAATAAGCTAACACCTGTAGCTCAGAGGTAGAGTACCGCAAATAGAGATTGCGTTAGGCGTAGGTTCGATTCCTACCAGGTGTTCCAAAAAACCCTTGACGCTTGTTAACTCATCAGTTTTACTGATTGTGTGAGTACATTAGATAGTAAACAGGTAGATGGGATCTGCTTTAAAGCCTTATTTTCTAAAGCTTCAACACTCGTTGACGGCTCCTGGCGTGTGTCTTTCGACGTTAATATCACAGAAATATCTGAAATCATTAAACTTTCTCAACTATTAGGGTATAACCTTCAAATAGCTGTTATCCCATTGCCACCGAAGGATTATAAAAATGGCTAGACCTACTAAATACAAGCCTGAATACGATGAAATGCTCATTGAACATATGTCTAAGGGGCTTTCATATGAATGCTTTGGGGCTGTCGTTGATGTTCATATCGATACTCTTTACGAGTGGGAGAAGGTTAACCCCTCGTTTTCCGAAGCCAAAAGGAAAGCCTTCATGAAAAACCGGTTCTTCTGGGAGAACATTGGTATTCAGCATATTACCCACGTTGATAGTAAGTTTGAATCTAGTCCTAAGCTTAACAGTACCGTTTATATCTTTAACATGAAGAACAGATTCCCTAAGGAATGGCGTGATCGTACTGAAGTTCGTAGCGAGGTTAAGATTAACTCTGAAGCCCTAGAAGCTATGGATGATAACGAGCTGACTGCATTGGTAGAAAAGGCGGTTAAGGAGCTTAAAAAATGATTAACCTATATCAAGGCGATTGCCTTAACGAACTAAAGAAGCTACCTGATAACTCCGTTGACTCTCTAGTGACTGATCCTCCTGCTGGTATCTCATTCATGGGCAAGGAATGGGACTCAAATAAGGGTGGCCGTGATGGATGGATCAAGTGGATGAGTGAGGTCATGACAGAATGCAAGCGAGTCATGAAGCCTGGAGCGCATGGGTTAGTGTGGGCTATTCCCAGGACTTCGCACTGGACGGCTACGGCTTTAGAGGACGCAGGGTTTGAGGTTCGTGATGTGATTACGCATCTCTTCGGTTCTGGCTTTCCTAAGTCTTTAAACATTGAAAAAGCTGGTGCAGGTGAACAATGGCAAGGGTGGGGTACTGCGTTGAAGCCAGCTAGTGAGCATTGGATTTTAGTCCGTAAGCCATTAGAGGAAAAGACTGTGGCCGCCAACGTGTTAAAGCATGGCACTGGTGGGATTAACATTGATGCGAGTAGAATTGAGGTTGATGCAAAAGATCCAAACCACAGAAAAATCGAAAATAAAAACACTTTAGGTAGCACTTTTGGAAGCAAAGAAGAGATCAAATCAGTATCGACAGGCAAGAGCCAATTAGGGGCTCAAGGCCGCTTCCCAGCCAACCTAGTCCTATCTCACTCCCCACATTGCCAAGACGATCAGTGCGATATTGAGTGCGCGATTAAGGCACTTGATGAGCAGAGTGGAATACTAAAGAGTGGTGGTCACGCTATTGGATCAATAGTAAATGCTAATCATAAAAATAGCGCTATGGCTGGAAAGTTAAAACCATTTTCAATAGATAGAGAAATAGCTCCAAACGCAGGCGGCGCTTCTCGTTTCTTCTATTGCGCTAAGATTTCATCAAGTGAGCGAAATGCAGGGCTTGATGGGATGCCGGATGTAATTCAAGATGTAGGAAAACTTGGAATTAATAAAGCAGAAAGCAGAGAAGTCAGAGGCAGATCAGTAAATCCAACCATTGTTAAAAACCATCATCCTACTGTTAAGCCTAAAAAGCTAATGAGTTACTTCATTCGCATGATTACTCCACCGGATGGCATCGTACTCGATCCATTCATGGGAAGCGGTAGCACTGGACTTGCGGCTCGTGAAACTGGCTTTAAGTTCATCGGTATCGAGAAAGAGCCGGAATATTTTGAAATAGCCACAAGGAGGATTGATGGATTTCATCGAGATTCAAGAACAACTTAAACAGGTTGAGCGTCAAGGATATGAGAAGGCGATTAAAGCATTACGAGATTCACAGATAGATTTACAAGATTCAGCCTTTGGATGGGCACAATATTTAGAATTTAAGCAAGAGGATATTTTAAATGGAAGAACAGATCGAGATAAGCATTAGAGATTTTAACCAAAACGATCTTAACTTTATTCTTTCTAAATGGCTTAAGAATTATAAATTCTCTAGCCGATTCACTAAGAAGATCAAGGCTGACATTTTCTATAAATGGCATCACATGATTGTGCAGAATATCCTGGGAAGGAATACAGCTAACGTACTGATTGCCAACCCTATCGACGAGCCTGACGTTAATTTAGGATTTATCTGTTATGAGAAGGGTGATGCTAAGGTATTGCATTACGTTTTTGTTAAGCCTGAGTTTAGAAACTTTGGCATTGGCAAGCGCCTGTACCATGTAGCTATGGGCGATAACTCAACAGCATTTTTTACTCACTGGACTTACCCAGTCGATACCCTGGAAGTCAAAGTACCTAATTTAACATATGATCCATATCGGATTTAAGGAGGAAGCAATGAAAGAAAAGGAAATCAAAAAGCTAATTGAAAGACTAGAACTACACATCGGGGTTATCTACCTTGGACAAGCTAGAAGCTCATTCTCTGTAAAACAGGGATATGAAATTACTAAGGACGATTCATCGTTCTACATCAGAGCAAAGGACGCTAAAGAATCCCTGGGTATTCCCTACAATCAGGTTAAGTGCTTCCACGTTTTTGAGTGACTAGAGAAGAGCTGTATCTCATTCTCAAGGAACTTGAAAAAAGGAATAAGAGTAAGTTTAGGCTTAATGATTACTGCTTTGATAAGCAGCTAGACTTTATTCAGGATCCTGCAAGATTCAAAACAGCCGTTTGTAGCAGACGTGCAGGAAAAACCATATCCTGCGCTGTTCACTTATTGACTCATGCTAAAGAGAATCCTGGGCGAGTATGCCTGTATATTACCCTGGACAGGAAAAACGCTAAGCGGATTATCTGGCGAGATATAACTAAGATCAATTCAGAATATCGTTTTGGCTTTAAAACTAACGATACTGACTTAACCCTGACTCATTCCAATGGCTCAGTGATTTATATTTCAGGAGCTAAGGATAAGTCTGAGATTGAGAAGTTTCGAGGGTTGGCTATCTCTTTGGTTTATATCGACGAGTCTCAATCGTTCAGGCCTTACATAGAGGATCTTGTTGACGATGTACTTGGAGCGGCTCTTTTCGATTATAACGGGACTCTTTGTCTTATTGGGACACCCTCGCTAGTTCCTACAGGGTATTTTTACCAATGCGCTACTTCGTCTGAATGGTCTCATCACCATTGGACTATGTTCGATAACCCTCATCTGGAAGCCAAGTCAGGTAAAAAGGTTATGGATCTGGTTCAAGAGGATATGCGGCGTATGGGTGTTGGGATAGATCATCCTAAGATCCAACGTGAATGCTTTGGACGTTGGGTTATTGACTCTGAATCCATGGTTCTGCATTACTCAAAAGACAAAAACGATTACCAATCGGTTAATGAGCTTGCCAAGTGGAACTATGTTATCGGGGTCGATATTGGTTTTGACGATGCGGATGCTATTGCCGTTATCGGGTGGCAGGATCACAACCCGACAGCCTATTTGCTAGAGGAGTCTATCGTAAAAAAGCAGGGTATTTCTGAGTTAGCGTCTAAGATTATTGAGCTATATGAACGATATGCTCCTATGAAAATCGTTATGGATACCGGTGGCCTGGGTAAGAAGATTGCCGAGGAGATTACTAAGCGCTATGTCCTACCAATTACGCCGGCTGAAAAGGTTAGGAAGTATGAGTATCTGGAATTGCTAGACGATGCTCTTAGGACTGGACACTTTAAAGCTAAGACTACTTCTGGCTTTGCCCAGGATTGCCTACTGACTGAATGGGATATGGAGAAGAAAAAAAAGGGTATACTACAGATTTCAGACAAGTATCACAGCGATATTATTGACGCCGTGCTTTACGGGTATAGAGAAGCTATGCACTGGATTGAGAAGCCGATACAGCCTAAAGCTCCGGTTGGATCGTCTGAATACTTTGAGAAGATCGAAAAGGATATGTTCGATTACGCATATGAGTCTCACATTAAGAAAGATGATGACTTTATGGATGAATTAATGTGAAATGAACATAATGGACACTAAGGATCTGTTAGAAACACTAAGCGCACTGAAGAAATTGGGAGTTAGAACGGCTACAGTAGGAGAAGTGACTGTAGAGTTTTTCCCACGGCATACCAGGAAAGCGAAAATGAGAGCTGAAGACTACAAGGTATTGGACGATTCAGAGCGTATGCCTACGGAGGATGAAATGTTATTTTACTCTACCGATGAGTTTGATCGATTACGGTCTGAAAGAAAGGATGCTTTGAATGGCAACGATTGATTACACAACACTATCTGGTGAACAGCCTGACATTAAAGCGTTTAATAAAAACTGGTGGATTCTTGACGGTGAGGATCTGGCTAACTCTGTTCAGAAGGTTACTAAGACTCTGATCGGATATGATTCCGCTCGCCTTACACAGTGCCAGATTGCATCGAAGCTTTATAACAATATTTCTTTGATGGGTCTTAACGGTCTTAGCTTTACACGTCCTTCAAACAATATGGTTGGGCAGAAGGATCGAGTTACCTATAATATCGTTCAATCCGGTATCGATACTGTTGTGGCCAAAATGTCAAAAAACCGTCCTAAGCCTATGTTCCTTACATCAGGCGGTGACTACAAGTTACAGCGTAAAGCTAAGAAACTAGATAAGTTTGTCGAAGGAGTATTTTATGAGAATCGGGCTCATGATCTTGGCATGGATGTTTTGCTTCATGCTGCTGTCCTGGGTGACGGGTTCTTACAGGTATATCATGAAAATGGCCGCATCAAGTATGAGCCTGTTCTAGCTCATGAGCTGTTTGTAGATCAGCTTGAAGCTATTAATGCAAAGCCTAGACAGCTTCACAGAATTAAGCCGGTAGACCGTGCTGTATTGGCTGAGCGGTTTCCAGAATATAAAGACTCTATTGCTACTTCAAAGTCAGTCTATGATGATTACTTTGGTATTTATCAGACGATTGCGGATCAGGTATTAGTGACAGAATCATGGCATTTACCTTCTGGATCTAGTGCGAACGATGGTCTTCACTGTATTACTATTCCAGGATGTGTTTTATTCAAGGAAGAGTACAAGAAACATAATTTTCCGTTTGCTCGTCTCCAATGGTCTAAGCGTCTAAATGGATACTGGGGTCAATCAGGAGCTGAACAGATCCAGAACATTCAGCTAGAGATTAACAAGATCCTTTGGATTATTCAGCGTTCTATCCACCTTGCAGGATCGTTTAAGGTATTTAATAAGATTGGTAACAAGGTAGTTAGAGAGCATATCTCAAACGATATTGGAGCTATTATTGAGTATACTGATACTCCTCCACAGTATGTCGTTCCACCGGTTGTTCCTGTTGAGTTTTATAATCAGCTTGAAAACCTCAAGCGCTCAGCCTATGAGAAACTCGGTGTATCTCAGCTATCAGCAGCCTCTCAAAAGCCTGCAGGACTTAACTCTGGCGCAGCTCTGAGAGAGTATAATGATATTGAGTCTGAGCGGTTTACTGTACTTGGTAAGCATTACGAGACATTCTTTATGGATCTTGCAATGCTGACTATTGATTGCGCTAAAGAGCTATTTGATCAGGACGTAAACTTAGAAGTTAAAGTACCTGGAGCTAAATTCATTAATTCCATCAAGTGGAAAGAGGTGGATATGGAAGCCGATGAGTATGTAATGAAGGTTTACCCAGTTTCATCATTTCCTAATGATCCTGCAGGAAGACTCCAGACGATTACTGAGTATATGCAAGCAGGGATGATCACTCCTAGAGCCGGTAGAAGGCTGCTAGACTTTCCTGATCTTGAACAGATCGAGACTTTGGCCAATGCCCAGGAAGATTATATCCATCAATGCTTAGAAGCGATTGTAGATAAGGGAGACTTTACACCCCCTGAACCGTTTGATGATCTACAGCTAGCAAGAGAGCTTGCCCTTGAATACTATGCACAGGGAAGACAGAACGGACTCGAGGAAGATAAGCTAGAAATGATCAGACAGTACATGGATCAGATTAATATTCTTGAAGAGAAAGCAATGATGGCTATGCAAGCGGCTCAACCACAACCACAAGCCGTGCCTGCTAATCCATTGCCTGCACCGACAAGTGAATTAATGCCTATGGCATAAGGAGATAAAATGGAAGCAACAGAACAGCAAGTAACAGAAGTAACAGCAAGCCCAGTAGAACAGCAACAAGCGGTAGAGACACAACCCGTAGAACAAAAGGTAGAAGGCACTGAAAAGAAGGAAACACTAAGCTCTCAATTTGCGGCTCTTGCCAAGAAAGAGAAACGTATCCTATCTAAACAGCAGGAGCTTGAAGCCAAAAATAAGGATCTTGAAGAGAAGCTAAAGAAGTATGAACAGTTTGAAGCCAAAAAACAGGCGGCTAGAACTAACCCACTCGAATACCTATCGGAAGCAGGACTAACATATGATGAGCTTACACAGTATATTCTTAATGGTTCTAAAGCTCTTGAGAAAGACAAGGCTACGGAAATTGAAGAGCGTCTTAATTCCTTTATTGCGCAAGCTGAAGCCGACAAAAAATCGCAAGCAGAACGGGAAGCAAAGCTAGCCCAGGAGCAAGAGGAGAAGGTAATTGCACAGTTTAAAGAGAGCGTGAAAAGTCACATTAATAATAAAAAAAGTGACTATGAACTCATCAATTTATACGATGCGACAGAGCTAGTAATCTCTACGATTGAAGCGCACTTTGAAAAGACTCAGCAAATTCTTGATACTGATTCTGCTGCGGAGTTAGTAGAGAAACATTTAGAAGATGAAATTAAAAAGTTAGCTAACTCTAACAAATTTAAAGACAAATTTAAAATTGATGAGCCAAAAGCTAATCCTGTAGCAAGAAAAGATAGCGTAACGCTTAACTCGTCAATGCCTGCATCAAGCGTGCCTTCTTCCCTTCCTGCCCATTCAGAAGCCGACAGAATCAAAAGAGCGCTTGCAGCTTTAGGCTAAACATTTCACACTGATAGTGTCTCTTCAGGGAGCGTGTCTAGCCGCAGGGTAGTATGATTTTTTGTATTGCCTTGCGGTGAATAGGCATTAGTTAGCTCAAAACGATACCAGGATAGATAGTAACCTGGATTTGATAGTGATCCTTAAAGCGATAGTTACGCATTTCAAAACATAACTTAAAATTTAACTTTTACTTTAAGGAGTAATAAAATGGCTAATTTAGATCTAGTGTCAATGAACGCAGCCTTGAAAGAGCTGTATTCTGGACAAGTTGTAGAAAATCTCGTTTATTCTGATAACCCTTTCCTTGCTATGGTTCCAAAAGGATCTGATTTCGGCGGTAAGTACAAGCCGATCCCTATCCAGACTGGCGTATCTCAAGGTCGTTCTTCTACCTTCAGCTTCGCTCAAGCTAACCAAACAGCTCCTGATCTTGAATCTTTCTTGATCACTCGCTCTAAGGACTACTCGATTGCTACAATCGATAACGAAACTATGCTCGCTTCCAAGACTGACAAAATGGCTTTCTTGGATGGTGCTAAGTTGCTTATTGATTCTGCTATCCGCTCAATCACTAACTCTCTGGCGTCTTCCCTTTTCCGTTCTGGAACAGGTTCTATTGGACAGATCAGCTCTATCTCTACCGGCGTTATCGTTCTTAGCAACCCTGCAGACGTTGTGCAGTTTGAACGTAACATGGTACTCCAGGCTAACGCTACTGACGGCGGTACTCCACGGGCTGCTCTCGGTTATGTTATTGCTGTTAACCGTTCACTCGGTACAGTAACTGTATCTGCTTCTCTCGGTGGATCTGCAGGCACTCCTTCTTCTTGGGCGCCTTCTGATTTCCTTCTGGTTCAAGGTGACAACAATGCAAAGCTGAAAGGTCTTTCTGCATGGTTGCCATTCGTTGCTCCTACAACCGGTGATAACTTTTTCGGCGTTGACCGTTCTATCGATGTTACCCGTCTTTCAGGCGTTAGCTACGATGGATCTGCTCAATCTATTGAAGAAGCTCTTATCGATCACAGCTCTTTGATCGCACGGGAAGGTGGAAAGCCTGACGTTATGATCACTAACTTTGCTACCTATGCAGCTCTTGAGAAGTCTCTGGGCTCCAAGGTTCAATACGTTGACATGAAGCAAGCGGACATTGGTTTCCGTGGAATTATGGTTAACGGTGCAAACAGCATGATCAAGGTATTCCCAGATCGTAACTGTCCTGCTCAGCGTGGTTTCTTGCTTTCTATGAATAGTTGGAAGCTTGAAGCTCTTGGGGATGCTCCACAGATCCTTAAGTACGGTGATGGACTTGAAATGCTCCGTGTTAGCAATGCTGACGCCGGTGAAGTGCGTGTAGGTTACTACGCTCAGCTTCGTACCAATGCGCCAGGTTGGAACGGACAGATCAAGTTTTCTGCTTAATTAACTAATGGGGTAGTCTGGCATAGTGCTGGGCTACCCTACTCTAACTTGTGGGGGCATAGGTTAGTTTTAATCCATACCTTAGGAGATAAAAATGAATCGTTTATTTAATCAGTTTTTTAGCAGTCTTGAGCGTGGGAAAGTAGTGCTTTTTGGTAAGGTTGCAATCGGTGGATCTGGTGCTGCAACAATTAACGCTGTTAAATCTAAGGGCATTCTGTCTGTTGCAAAGAACAGCACAGGTAACTATACAATCACTCTTAATGATATTTACGTTGATATGTATTCTTGCGACATTAAGTTTCTTGGATCTAGTGATCCAGGTGTTGCTTATACCTACACTGTAAGTCAGGCTGTAAACACAACTAAAGCAATCGTTATCCAGTGCAAAGACAATAGCGGAGCTGCTGTAGATCCTGCAAGTGGTTCTGAAATGCAGATTGAGATTAAGCTAAAGTCTTCTACTGCACCATAAGGAGCTAATCATGTTCCCTATTGATAAGAAAAAAGCTGCCCTTGTTATCATTTCAAAGATGGGTAAGGAAATGGAAGCTAAGGAAGAAGATTCCAATGATGAAAGCATTGAAATGTATAAATCCTTTGCTCATGATCTTATGCAAGCTGTAAGTGATAAGAGCGTTATGGGCGTTGCTCAGGTTCTAAAGGACTTCCATGAAATGATGGAAGAAATGGACGAGGCTGAAGACGCTGAAGAACATCAAAAAATGATGGGCAAAATGAAATAAAGGTTAGGGGTTAATCATGGCTACTACAATGTCACTTCTGGAATTAAGAACAGCAGTCAGACAAAGGGCTGACATGGTTAACTCCACTTTTGTCAGTGATTCAGAGCTAAATAGTTATATCAATCAAAGTCTATTTGAGCTTTATGATCTTTTAATTCAAAAATATGGAAATGATTACTTTGTAGCCAATCCATATAACATTACAACAAACGGGATCAGCGATTCCTATACGCTGCCGAGTAATTTTTACAAGCTCCTGGGTGTCGATCTGGCACTGTCTAACTCTAATGATAGCTTTGTTAGCATTAAGCCTTTTAACTTTGCAGAGCGCAACAGATATGCAGCGCCTAACTTTCAATCCTTCTACGGGATTACAAACTTACGTTATCGGTTAAGGGGTAATAAAATCTGGTTTACTCCTATTGCAGAAGCCAACCAATCGATTAGAATTTGGTATATACCACGGATGGAAACTCTCTCATTGGACACGGACACCACGGATGGTGTTTCTGGTTGGACTGAGTACGCTATTATCGATGCAGCCATTAAGTGCATGCAGAAAGAAGAGTCTGACGTATCGGTTCTAGTTGGTCAAAAACTTGCCATTATTCAAAGAATTGAAGCGTCTGCAGAGAATAGGGATGCAGCTTTGCCTAAGACGGTTGCTGACGTTTCTTACTCACAATATGAATGGCCTTACGGATCTGGTTCTGGGAGCTATTAATGGCTACCAAGGCACTAGCTCAAGTACAATCCACCGATTTAAAACTAGAGCAGATCCAGGCTGCCAATAGAACAGCGTCACAATCGTCACGATCTAATCCAATTAACGGCGGTACAATTTTAACAAGCATTACGCTAAACTCTGGCGACAATACTATCCCACATAAGCTATCGCAAAAACTTCAAGGGTGGTTTATCGTTAGACAAAGGGGAGCGGCTACTATTTACGATAAGCAAGATTCTAATAATACGTCAGATAAAACGCTTATTTTAAATAGCTCTGCATCAGTTAGCGTAGATATATTTGTTTTTTGAGGGAATATGGCATTAGAAAAGCAAAGCGTTAGCATATCGTTTAATAAGGGTGTAGATACTAAAACAGACTCTAAGCAGCTTGTTCCTGGTAAGCTTTTAAACCTTGAAAACGTGATTCTGAAGAAGGTAGGCAAGTTTGTTAAGCGTAACGGCTACGGTGTACTTGCTTCCTCTACTTCCCTGTCTAATGGAAATGCTCTAGCCACATTTAAGAACGAGTTACTAGCTTTTGATGGTTCTACCATTAGCTCCTATTCATCTTTTGACGATAAGCTTTACTCTAAAGGCACAAAGGTTGCTGTAGATATTGCTGTTCAATCCATTGCCAGAAACAGTTATGAGCAGACTGCACCTGATAGCGCAACCCATAGCGTGGGGATTAGCGTGTTTGCATGGCAAGATTCTAGCGGCGGCGTTAGATATTCAGTGTTTGATAACACTACTCAGCAAGCCGTTCTAAGTAATATTCTTATTAGTGCTACAGGATCAAAGCCTAAGGTTAAAACGATTGGGGCTAATATCCTGGTATTTTATATCGATGGATCAAGCCTTAAGTATTACAAGATTAGCTCGGCAAGCCCTACCACGGTTTACGCTGCTGTTACCCTTGTCACTATCGGATCATATTATGATGTAAGTTTAATAAATTCTAAACTCATCGTTGCCTACTCTACGGGAACTACAACGGGAGTTTTCAGCTTAGACTCGGCGCTTATCCAGTCTGCCAGTACGGTAGTGTCTGAGGCGTCTTCATGTCTAAGCGTATTTGGGGATACGTCTAACAACGTATGGATAGCGTATAACTCTGGTAATAACCTTAAGGTGTTTATTAGAGATAGCGCATTGACTGGGGTAGTGTTAGCTCCCACAGTAATCGAGGCCGGTGCTGCTCCTTATGTTAACGTGGCCGGCATATACGATGGCACGGGAAAACTATGGTATGAAGTTACTGGAGACATTTCCTCTAATCAGTACGTTAAGTTTAACACCTGTTCAGTTTCAGGAACGGTCGGTACTGCATCAGTTTTTCTCCGATCTGTTGGACTTTATAGCAAGCCGTTCATCGTATCAGGTAGCGTATATATTACTGTTACTCATGATTCTGATCTTCAGCCTACTTATTTCGTTACTAACGGATCCGGATCAGTAGTGGCTAAGGTTGCTCCTTCTCTGGGCGGCGGACTATCCGCTAGCGGATTGCTTGCAGAAGTGAGTTTGATAAGCTCAAATAACTATCTTATTGCTTATGAGTTTAAAGACTTTGTTCAGTCTGTAGCCGGTGACGTAACTACTCAAACTGGAATTAACGCCGTTACCCTTAAGTTTGCTCAACCCATATTATCGTCTGAAATCGGGAATAATTTACATACTTCAGGTGGAATTATATCGTCCTATGATGGGCAGAATATTAACGAGCTAGGGTTTAGCCTGTATCCTGAAATAATTGAGCCTACATACATTAAAAATGGAGGCACTTTGCAGGAAGGGTCTTACCTGTATACAGCTACTTATGAGTGGACAGATTCACAGGGTCAAATTCATAGAAGCGCACCTTATAGCGAAACATTAGACATTGCTGAAAACCTTGATTATATAACGTACTATCCTCCGGTTATTGGGACGACATATGCAATTATGTTTGACCAAGATCCATCTACAGGAACATTTACAGGAAGCGTAGACGAGGCTTTACAGAAGTTATACATAGGGAAAAAAGTTTCTATACCAGGTGTACCTAGTGCTTATGTAACAGCAATTGTTGATTTTAGATTAAATACAGTATCTGCGGCCGCTCAAAGAGCTTTTGTATATCTAAATACTAGCTTTAGTGGTGGAAGTGGATTTAAAACAGTAACAACTTACCCACAGTTTTTTTATCCTGCTTCCTCAACAATAGGCAGCAGTATTGTTAATTACAAAGAAGTGCCTTTTAACTGTTATACAGGAACGGTTGCAAACGGATCTAACACCATTTACATGAGCAACACTAAAGGCCTTGTTCCAAAAATGCGTTTAGTGAGTAGTGGTGGTTGTTTTCCACTAACGGCAAGCAGCTACATAACAGACGTATATGATGATAGAATTGTAATGAACACAACTTCAACAGCAGCCCTAACAAACGGCATATTTTACTTTGTTAGGACATTACAGGTTGGAGCCGGAACAGTTAACTCTATTGTATGGAATGAATCTATTAGAGGAACAATGGATTTTTTCATAGGTCAAAAACTCTACTACTATGCGGATTCAGCCAATCTAGG